CAATGCCATCGACTTCCGGTGTAATGGCAGGGATTGCTTCATATCCACAAGGGTTTACTAGGAGTAACTGCTGGATTGTATCAGTTTCCATACATTATAGCGACAGTGTTGGTTGGTACGAACAAGATGAACGTGTTCAAATAGCAAAGAGTGCATCCGGTATTGCCGCTGTGTGTGTAGACACTACATTTGTTTCAAAGCCAATTAAGGTGTTACTTGCAAAAGTTCCGAATATTACAGATTGATGCGTTAAATGATGATTTAACTCACTAAATGGTCATATGTGGCAGGAAAATCGGGACGGATAAGGGACAAAAAAGGGACAAAAAAGGCTGCACCGGGCGGATCCGGTGCAGCCGCGCTTTCTGTGATCAGGCGACATATTTCTGGTGGCTGGTCTTCACATCGAAGTTCAGGGTCTTCGCATAGCGGAGGGTCGTCTGGATCCGGGCGTGGCCCAGCCACTTCTGGACCTGGTCGATCGGCATCCCGCGCTGAAGCGCGAGGGACGCGGCCGTGTGGCGGAAAACGTGGGGCGTTACCTTGACGGAAAGATCGCAGCGGGAAACGATGCGGGCGATCTCCTCCTCAAGGGTTTTCCGCTTCACATGCCGGGCCGGGCCGCGGACAGGAACGAAAAGGGCCGGACAGTTGTCGGTCCTGGAAGCCAGATAGGCTTTCAGGGAGATCTCCGCCTCCGCGTTCAGGAAGGTCGTCCGGCCTTTGTTGCCTTTGCCGTGTTCGATCCGGACGGTATGCTCCGTGAAATCAATGTGGCGGATGTCCAGGTCGCAGACCTCACTGATCCGGGCGGCGGTGGAATAAAGGAAATCCACGAGGGCCTTCTGGCGGAGGGTCTGGCAGGAATTCCGGACGGTTTCCAGCTCGATCGCGGTCATGGGCAGGCGCTCAGGATCGGCGACACGAAGCGGTTTCACATGGCGCATGGGACTGCGGCGGAGGAGATCTTCATCCACGCACCATTCGAAAAAGCCATTGAGAATGATGCGCTTATGGTCCAGCGTACTGTCCGTGATGCCGTAGGTGGACTTGTACCAGCCCAGGTACAGGCGGACGTCCGCGGCGGTCACCTGGTCGATCGGCTTCCGGACACTGGTGAAGAAGTGACGGATGGTCGAAAAATAGTTGTCCAGGGAGGCTTTCGCGAGGTTTTCGATCGTCTTTGTGGCCATGAACAGCCGGACGGCATCCGGAAGGCCGTCGGGGACGATCAGGTCGGTGATTTTGACGGAGAAGTCGTAGGAGGCGGAGGTCCTGTCCAGCGCGGAAAGGACCTGCTGGAGCACTTCCGGATCCGGAAGGATCGGAAGCAGGCGGGAAGAGAAATCGGCGCGGAAAGTATCGTACGACAAAAGAAACACATCCCTTCTTGATTTTTGGCGAAAGGATGTGTTAAGATCATCTCCGGACGGTGTGCTACATCCACATCTTCCGCCTGAGCGTGAGCCGGTTCCAGCGGCAAGCGCTCTTTTTATATGTCCATTATAGGGCCGGGGCATGGAAATGAAAAGGGGAACAATGAAAAAAGGAGGGATTCCATGAATAACCAAAGCAAAGAGGAACAGCTGCGGAGACTGAACCAGAAACTGAAGAAGATTAAGGGGAACGACGCGATCAGCAGGACCAGGAAGGCGCAGCTGCTGCGGGAGATCTTCGCGCTGCAGCAGGAAGAAGAATAAACGGGCGGGATGAGCATGAAGACGATCAAGGTCTCGAAGTACATCGAAGGGGTCGAATCCATCTACATCGAACAGCCGGCGTATGAAACCGGGCACGACGGGTCGGACGGAAAGTGCGACTGCATCGGGATGTGCAGGGGGGCGCTGATCCGCGGCGGGGCAACGGACGTCAAGAATATGCGAGGGACGAACCAGGCGGCCAGGAAGTCCATTCAGGAGCTGAAGAAGATCGCCGGATCTTCGAATCTGCAGGTCGGGGACGTGGTGCTGAAGGTCCGGGACAAGGACGACAAAAGCATGCCGCTGCCGGATCGGTACCGGCAGGGAGGAGCGGATTACGATCCGGTCCTGGGCGAGACGAATTTCACGCATATCGGAACGGTGACGGGCGTGTATCCGCTGCAAATAACCCACATGACCAGCCCGACGGCGAAAAAGGACACAAAACTGGGGAACTGGACATGGTTCGGGAAGCTGCCGTGGGTCGAGTACGGGGACACGCCGGGGCCGGGACCGGAACCGACGCCGCCGGAGCCGCAGACGGACTGGGCGATCGTGGTCGCGGAGACGGGGAACAAGGTGAAAATGCGAGCGAAGCCGACGCAGGAATGCAATCTGTACTGGGATGTTCCTGTCGGCGCGGAGGTCCAGGTGTACCAGTGGAACGCGGCGACGGACAAAAAGGGCCAGGTTTGGGCAAGCATCGCGTGGGCCGGGCAGGACGGATACATGATGCAGGAGTTCCTGCGGGACGAGGAGGAACCGGCCGGGGAAGAAACCTGGACGGTGACGATCTCCGGGCTGACATATGAACAGGCGGAGGATCTCTGCATGAATTGGGGGAATGCAACAATGCAAAGGGGATAGCGAGTTCCAGATGTGCCTTTTATACGACAAGGGCAGGGGGCCGGAGTGCTACGGCGCCAACGGGCGGAAGCTGAGGAGGGTCTGCATCTACTGCCCGAATTACAGGAAAAACGAGACGAAGGAAGGAAACGAAAATGAGCATTTGGAACTGGCTGAGCCTGCTGGGGATCCCGGCGATTGTCGCGTCGGTCGTCGTCGCGCTGTGGGTGCGGACGAAAGCGATCAGCCGCGGGATTCAGGCACTGCTGCGGGACCGGCTGACACAGGGGTATAAATACCATGAAAAGGAAGGATGGGCGGACATCGACGACCGGAACAACCTGGAAAACATATACGTGCAGTACCACAATCTGGGACAGAACGGCGTGATGGACGATCTACGGAGCAAGTTCCTCGCACTGCCGACACGCGAACCGACAAAGGAGGGTAATCATGATTAACTGGAAGGTAAGAATCAAAAATAAACTTTTCTGGTGTGAAGCGATCCCGGCCGTGGCACTGGTGATCCAGGCGATCGCCGCTGTGTTCGGGTATCAGCTGGACTTCGGGACGCTGGTCGGGAAGATCCTCGCGGTTGTCGATGCGGTGTTCGCGCTGCTGGTGATCCTGGGAATCGTGGTGGATCCGACGACGGAGGGCGTGAGGGACAGCCGGCTGGCGATGACCTACGAGGAACCGAAACCATATAAGGAAGAAGAATAAAAAGAGAGCTGCCTGCAGATGCGGGCAGCTTTTTTCTTTTGTCCGGATCAGATCGCGATCCTGTACACCGTGATCCGAAAGTTCGGACGTGACACATTTGGCGGAGCAGATGCGTCATTATCCGAACAATCGGGAGGGAGGTCGGAAAGCGGGATCCGGCTGTTGCCTTCCACGTTATTGATCACGATCTTCAGGTGATCGTCGAAGACGTACACGGCATTGATGAACGTTTCGATGATGTGGCGGCGGAGGAGCGGATCGTTCCGGTCGCCGGTGGTGAACCGGTGCAGGAAGAAGAGGACGCGGTCGCGGTCCAGCAGCTGGGACTGGGAATAGCGGAGGGACTCGACGGAGACGCGGAGGGTTTCCGCTGCGTCCTCCAGTTCCTTCAGCTTCGCGGAGGTGGAGGCGTTCCAGATGCCGGCGGCGATCGCGTTGTTCATGTTGTCGATCTTCTTCAGCGTGGCGGAATATTCCGCTTCCATCGCGGCGAGGGGGGAAGATTTCATCTCTTCGGCCTGCAGGGAAAGAACGGTATCCGCGATCCTGCCGATCTCAGCGTCCGAAAGGACGTGATCCAGGACGAACGAGACAACGGCATCCTCCAGGACATCCTTCTGGACGGATTTCTTTGTGCAGGCTTTGTCGTGTTTCCGGTGATAGCAGGTATAATACCGATGGCGGACGCCGGCGGACGAGGTACCGGAGTCTCCGACCATCGCGGAACCGCAAAGGCCGCAGAAGGCCTTGCCGGTGAGGAAATAATCGACGGCGCCCTGTTCAACGTGACGGGCGGTTTTCTTTTTCATGCGCTGCGCCTCCTCAAATTCTGCCGGGCTGATGATAACGGGCATCCCGCCGGGGACGCGGACATCTCCCCAGAAATACACGCCGGTATATCGTTCGTTCCCGATCAACCGGAGAACACCCTGGGAACAGAACGGTTTCCCGCGGGGGGTGATCAGGCCGCGGGCATTGAGTTCGCGGGCGATCATGGCGGAGGAATATCCGGAGATGTACAGGGAAAAAATCTCACGGATGACGGCGGCCTCCTCCGGCTGGATCGCATAGCGGCCATCCGGGCCGACGGTGTACCCGTAGATCCGGCAGCCGTTGAACATGCAGCGCCGGGCGTTGTCGGACATCCCGCGGAGGACGTTTTCCGACAGCTGGCGGGAATACCATTCCGCGGTGGCTTCCAGCATTCCCTCCAGGAGGACGCCGGCGGATCCGTCGGGGATCGGCTCCATTGCGTACAGGACCTTGACACCGTGCCGGCGGAGGCGACCCTTGAACAGGGCGGATTCCTCACGGTTCCGGCCGAAGCGGTCGACTTTCCAGCAGAGGATCGTATCAAAGGTGCCGGACTCCGCGGCGGCCATCATGGACTGGAAGGCGGTCCGGGCGTTGGTGCGCTTGTAACCGGAGCGGGCATGGTCAGCGTATTCATGGATGAGGGTATAGCCTTCACGCTTCGCGAACGCGCGGATGTCCGTCAGCTGCTGCTCGATCGAGACATCCCGCTGGCCGGCG